TTGGGTTCGTTTGTCGCCCCCAACCAGCAGGATCACCAGCTTACCGCCCTGTGTGGTGAAATATACCCGATAGCCGATCCCATGATCCACTCGGATCTCATGAACACCTTCGCCTACAGGCTTAACGTCGCCAAACAATCCAAGTTCTTCGATTCTCCTGATACGTTCGAAGATAGCCGCACTTGCCCGCTGATCCCGTATCTTTCGGAACCATTTCTGAACTTGTCCTGACCAAATAATTTCGTATTTCATGAACTATATATCGCTCTACTTTATTAAGTAGTAAAGCTATTAATGAGAAAAATAAGTTAGAATATACTTCCATTTTGGATTATCTTTTGGTCAAAGAATGTGCTGCCTCCAGCAAGCTTTCCACCAAGAGAATGGTTGAATACGGCAAGAGGGGCATCGGTATAATAAATCTTATCATTAACCAAAATGGTCATAGCCTGAGCGGGCCGAGCATCCATGTTATAAAGTGTGATCGCGGAAAAGGCGCCGTTGTTTCTTAATACCTGCAACCTCTTCAAGGTTTCATTGAGAGCATAAGCCTGTTCATCGGGGGCGTAATTGAATGAACATCCATATGCCGCATATACTTCGGTTGGATTCCATCCTTTAGATATGAATGAATTATAAAGACTCTGGGTGATGGAGTTCAATGTTGCCGGAACTGCGATAGTTGGTGAACCTAAATCAGCATATGGAAATTCGTTAGGTTCAACTGATGTACCACTGATTGAAGCAAATCCTAGTTCCGTTGCGGATAAGACCTTCATCTTAGGAACCCATGAAGTTCTTGTTCCTGCATACGCTTCATCAAAATGGAATGTTCCACCGTATGTAATGCCATCCTGTATGAATGTCATTCCAAATGTATAAAAATTAGCAGCGACAAGATTGGTATTTGTATTATATCCTCCGAGATAAACAGAAGTATCAGATGGGATCTCCATCACTGAAGCACTGGATACTGTATATTGTGATGAAACACCATCCCATACAATTGTAAGAGAATAAGTCGATGGGGTGAATGATACTGATAAATTGTGAATATTGTTATCTACCTCTCCAAGAGTTATAAAAAACTCGTTTGAAGAAGGTCCTATGCCAATCTTAAAACCTCCACCTGAACTGGTATCTATCATCAGTTCAAAGACGCCAGCACATTCAAACAGACGAGCATAATTCTGACTTGGGATAGTCATGACCTGTAACATGGTGTCCAGTGTCCATTGCGTCTGCAGAGATGCTGGAGTGAAAGTTGGTGTCTGGAATGTTCCATACGTAGACTTCCCATCTGTCGGTAGATAGGTGTCAGTGTCTCGTGGTGTGATCTGCTGACCAGAAACACCTGGAGCAGTCAGACCAGGAGCAACTACTGGTGCAGCGGTGCCAGTGAGGCCGGGAAGGCCGTAAGGATCAAAATCTGGGCCATAGCCTGCCAGTGATGTAGCTCCAGCCATAAATCCAGAAGCTTTGGATACGTAATGGCAACCTTCCCAAAACACCTTAACGTTCTTGATCCCAGCACTAGCCGCAATGGGGATTTGCGTTTCAAGAGTTTTACCTACACCTTTTGATCCGGTGATTGTTCGTTGTGATCCATCTGAAAGGTTATATGTGTAGTCAATGTCTTCTCCGGCAACCAGACCACCTCTGATATCTGAAGGACTAGCACTTACGTCAGTAGTCAGAGGAAAATACCAGTCGATTCCTACTTCATCGATATCAGGATGACTCCACAGGGCATCACATCGAAAACCACCTCCAACCCCATAGTCAGTGTAGTTCGCGGCATAGGTGATGGTACAGTTTGGAAAAGCTGCTCTTACTGAACTAGCAATAGACTGAAGACCTTGTACAAAGATTCCCCATTGGTCCGGAGGAGCATTTGTTGTTAGATCCGCAAATTCTGAACCGACAGCCCATCTTGTGGGAATGACACCATTTGTCTGGAATAGATCAATATAATATTGATTGAAGGCAATATAGCTGGTCATCCATGATTGAAAATCACTTGTCTCAGTCCATGTAAAATAACCTCGCCATATAAGGGCAGCAGAATCAGAAAGCCCCTGAGCATTATTCCATCCAAGAACGATCGGTGCAAATCCTACATTATATCCTCTTGATACGAGATACTGCATACCTCGAATCATAGAAGCATCATTTGCAGTCCCGCCTGCAGTCCCGTTCAGTTTGACCGCTGATGAAGCATAAATGCCACCAGCAAACCACTGAGAAACAGAACTTAATTCCGCTGCGATAGTGGAGTTAATTGCCGGTTGAACGAGGCCAGGGTTATTTCCTGTAGAGTCTGGACACAAAGAAAACCATTGAGTCCATATCATTAAGGTTTCGATATTAGGCAAATGTGATAAGTCGTTTTTCACCATATAAGGAAAATTGGCGGAACAAGACCCTGCTTCGATATTTTTTATATAGAAATCAATGGTACCATTAAACGGAGTATCATATGTACTAATCTGAACTTCTGTATCTAAATCAAACTCATTGAATACAGTAATCATAAGGGTATCGGCATATTTTGTAGCTTCACATGAAAGAACATTCTCTGTCAGGACAGACAGGTCAGCCGCAACATCGTTGAGAGTGGTCGCAGGGGAGCTTCCACCAGTAGGTTCAGAAGCGATAGAAGCTTCAATCGAGGAAATCTGGTTTTGTGCGTCAGTCAAACTCGCCTGTGCAGCACTTAATATTTCAGCAGAAATCACAAGGGCCGCCGCATCGAATGAACTGGTACAACTACCCAGTTCCGCAATTTTCGAGGCAATTGCTTCAGAGATTTCCGATACGTCCCCAGCCACACCGTCAATCGTGTTCATCGCACTCTGAAAAGCCACAATGTACGGATTGACAGTCCCGAGAATCAGTTGCTTCAGCCAGTTCACGATACTCACTGGATCAGCGCCAGGCAAAGACAGAAGAGGAAGATATGACTCCAAGCTGGTAATCATCTGCTGGAGAGCAGCTTCTTGTGCGGAGAGTATATTTTTTATTTCCGCCTCTACCTCTTGAAGATCACCACATACCTGAATTGATTGAATATCTTTAACTACGGAATCTGCCCACGCGCCCATCTAAATCTCCTTATGAAACATCAGTTATAATTCCGGAATCAACTCTTACTGTCTGTCCAAGAGGGGTTGAGAATGAGCCAGACCAACCATTGCTCGGAATAAGGTTTCCGTTGACGTAAACTGAACCGCCCCTGACCGAAACTACTTTGTTTCCATTAACGATAATATTTAAGGACTGATTTGATGTAATGTTTATATCATTACCGCTTGTCAGATAGACTGACTGCTTGGCGTCATCGTATATTTGAGTTTCACCGGCACTAAGTCCTATGGGATGATATCTGGCGTCGTGTGTTCCAATGACTAATTTGTTGTCGTCTCTTCCGTATGGATTGAGTGTAATCGCATCAGCACCAGACAAGGGAACAGACGTAAAACCATAATTGGAAACAATAGGAACATAGTTATAAGTTCCATTGCCGACCCCACGTATCTGTGAATAGCTGACCGATGTATCAGTCTGAGTATCCATTGATAAAGACTCTTTCTTTACCATATGAATTCGCGCTTGTTCGTGCTTAATTGAATTCTCTTTTAATGTTATAATATCACTTATCATTTAAATCCTTTAGTTAGATACGTTGACATATAAACTTGCTCCCTGATAACCGGGGCTTGGTTGCGGTTCAAAAGCAGATGATTGCATCAATGATAAAGTAGTATTTGATCCAGAAACAAAGCTGTACGAGAAATCTATAGACTCTACCAAGAGAGTCTGATTGTTCGTTAGCAGGTCAGGAAGATTGACATTAACCAAAGAATTTACTGCCCATAGAGATGTTTGTGCGCTATCACAGAATGCAGATGGAACCACCACTCGCAAAACCTGCGATTCTCCCATAGATCTATTAAGAACCCATTGGGCATAATTCTGACTAAACGACTGGTACTGGCCATCTGTAATCTGTGTTCCAGGCTTTGCAGATGTATAATTTGAATCGTTGTAGATATACTTCACCCTTGAAACATTCCCAGAGATTGGCGTGAGATATCCGTTCGGTTGATAGGTCATAGAAGCAGATCCATAGAATGCTTTTTCACCAGTAACACCGATGCCATTTACCACCTGCGACACATCTATAACATTGAACAGATTATCATTGTGCATTTCTATCTCAGCGTCTTTTATGTTATGAACGTTAAGATCAATTGGAGTAGATGTTGTATTAACGTCTGTTATTTGAAGTGTTCCAAGATTATCAACAAGAATTTTCCCAAAGAATCCTGACCATTTCATGATCTCGTTATAAGGAGATGAACCAAAGCTCAGATTGGCGGTCAGTCCAGAAGGACTAGATGTTGTAGATGAAACACCATCACTTGATACAGTTATATTGTATGGACTACATAATGTGTTAGCCAATTGTTCCAATGAAAAAAACTGAAAACTGCCCGGAAGATTCTGTACTGAACAGTCAAACATATTCCAAAGAAGACTTCGGCCGCCCATCTCATAGACATTGGACTCAGTACTGCGTGAAATCCTCATCCAGTTGACAACTCCTTTGAACGCCACTGAACCATTCAGTTTTATGACAACTGATGATCCTCGGAAATCAACGGGATGTTCCAGGTAGAAGCGGGCAGAGAAGGTTGATGGAAGGGTAGATAAAGAATTTGAGATAGAAAAGGATTCTATGTTAGTCTCGAAGTTGTAATTCCCTACTAACATAGAAACGATAAGTTGATTTCCTGTCATTTTAAATACCAAATAATGTCTATATTTGGTATTTAAAATATGTCTTTTTATGATGATGTGAACTCTATATTCAGCAATATAGTTGCTATGTTCGTTAATCCACAAGATAGATTAAATTTCTTGTGCGGCCTTATGACAAGCTTTGGTTATGACACAAGTTTTCAGAGCATTGATAGTGTAGGGGAGCCCAATACAAACGCATATTTCAGACAAAACTGTCTAATATATATCGCCCAGTCCGCTGGTCAGATAAATTTTCAGACTATAACAGATGCTCAATCTTGTGTTGCTTTAATAAGTCCTATGTTTGAGGCTGAGATAACATATCTTTTTAATAACTCATTCTTTGATCTTGGCGAAACATTCAATGATATTAAGTCAAAAACTATTTTGACTATTAATCAACAGACGGAAGATCTCCCTTATATAGTATCTTTGACCACTAAGATTTCAATAGCGCCTTGTATAACCGCATATATTCAATATGAAGATTCTTCTAGAGACATGGAAATCATATATAGAAACAACAGTTCAATAATTCATCCAGGATTTCCACCTATGACTATTCAAGTTCTATCTTATTAAGACAGAAAAATATCACGCTCTTTAATACGTCTGTCCAGAAGACCCTGAACCACCTCGCCATCAGCTTTGTCCCATAAAACAAACTGACCAGCCGCCCCTGTCATATTCCCAGCTAGGATGAACCTATGAAGAGTTGATCCCCTAAAGGCATCGAATCCCACGTTGTAGGCAAATGATGTCAGGGCGGTAAGCTGACTATCAGTCAGGATCTGCGGCATACAGGCCGTTGTGATTTCATTCTGGAGGGACACTACCTCTGGTGCCATCTGTGCCATTGCTTCAGCCTCCGTGATGGTCCCAGGATACGAAGGAGAGACGGGCTGATCGTTCCAGAAGCGAGAACCGAACCCGATTGTGAAGTATCCTGCTGAATCAGGATATGCCTCGGCACGAAAGCCTTCAAACTGACAGATTAAATCCAGAGCCGTCATTGAAACACTGCACCAATGATTGTCTGGAGCAGTGCGACAGGATCGCCGCCTGGTGCATGGAGGCTAGGCCATAACCAATTGAGAGCAGGTGAAAGCACGTAGTCCCATAGAATGATCCATGCTACGAGTAATCCGATAATTTTCTTTACTGGAAGACCATTCAAGAATGAATTGTTATCTTTGTCATCATTCATTATAAATCTCTAAGGCGTCTTCTAATTCTTAATTGCTTTTCTCTTTCATTTTGTGAAATCTCTTCTTCAGCAGGAGAATCATCTTCAACTGATTCATCTAAAACACTTTCTTCGGAATCAGTATCTTCAGAAGTATGATCCAAAATCAGTGCGTCCTGATGACACGGAATATTAACAACGGAAAACTCTAAAAGTTCTGATTTTTCTATAACGAAACCGCCATCGTCATTGAAGTAAGACTCAATTGGTCTAAATCCAATGGAAACCGCATTCAATATGCCTTGTGTAATGAGTGAATGAACACAAGCGGCACGAACGCCCGCAATTGGCGTTGAGAAGTCAGCGAACTTTACGGTTGCTATGATACGATCAGAGTTCTTATCTAATGAAATGCACTTTCCTATAGGAAAGTCCTCATCGTCATGTCCCCAAAGAACCACTGGATTATTCAGGTAATTTGAAACATCTATTCCGGAAGTTATGACATTATCGTTCGCACGGTCAGTTTCAGGTGTCGTTATGATAAAAGTCGCTGTATTTTCATTGCTATCTGAGATGGAGAATATAAAATCCTTCATCACTGAAACATCCCCGCGACCATTTAATTCATCAACGTTTCTTTTATATTCTTTTAATGTGTATTTCGTTCGTGCCATAATACCCAATACCTTTCTTTGGAAATTATTTAAAGTACAATCTGTGTATTGGTCGCGGGCTGATATAAGTAGAAGTCTATGCAGGCCAATAGAGTAGATAATCGAGAAAACTTACATTGAAGAAGAGTCAAATCTTGTGAGGTGTTTTCTATCAGCGTGACGGCGAATCCGACTGAATCATCGCCATCCATATAGGCTGTATCACCTAGTTCAGTGAGTCCGCAGACAAATGGTCCATATTCAACCACTTCAATGCTATACCCGTATTCAGAAGCCAAGCTTTTGTAAAAATCAGCGGTAATTCCTCCTACCTCTGTAAATCGGTTAAGAATCTGCTGTATCTCCTGCTCAGTGGTAAGTGTTTCAGTTATACAGCTATCGGGAAGTCCGAATGTCTCCTGCCACTCGTTTATAAAATTGATCGTCGTTCCGGGATTTAAATCAGAAATCAAATTTGTTGCATCGTCATCTAGTTGCCAAAGTTGGCTCATTAAAGAAGTCATAATTTGGTATTGAACTGTATCAGGTGTTTTCGGCCATGCCGGACCATTCGGTAATAACTGCATAATGAGTTGATTGTATTGTTCTTGTGTAAAATTCGCCATTGATAACTCTCCTTATGAATATGTGATTGTCCCAAGAGTTGGCCAACCCCCTTGAGCAATAGCAACAGTGTCAGCAGGAGATAACAACGTAAATGACGATGAACCATAAGCTGCTTCAACCACGTTAGCTAAGGAAGTGGTGTAAATTGAAGTTCCTAATGGATCGCCACTGGAATAAAGATAGTTTGAAAGAGCGGCGCTTATTGAACTTTTTTGTGCTGCACTCGCATTTGATATGCCACTAATAGTTATGTTGATCGGGTAAGGAACAGGGGCAGATATGTACATAGTCTCACCGATGGGACGTAGTGAGAAAGTCGCATTGGCAGCGATAAGCTGATCACCTGTTGCGGCAGGAAGACGGGGATCTGAAGACGAAACGCCATCGGTCCCATTTGGAAAACCGTTATTCCCATTGGTAGGAGACATCATGATGTAGCAGACGACTACATTTCCCTGAACAGGGACTGGAGCACACCAAGCCTGCTCAACACCTGGAACCTCAAGGAGCCAGTTGACGTGATCTGTCGGAGTTCCACCTGAAGGAATAGTAGAAAATGCGGCTAGAATTCGGGAGCGGAGCGCGTCATCAGTTTCAATGTCCGTACCACTTGTAATATTGCTGGTAAGGGTAAGGCTTGGGCTGACTCCAGAGATTGCTACCGATAGAGTGAATCCAGATCCAGAAGCTGTGTTTCCGATAACACCTGTTTGAGATGCCACTATCGGAACAGGACTTCCGACTACGCCACTTGCGGTCGTGGTGAATGTAAGGCCATCAGAATTTCTCGTAATGACCGAACCAGCAGGAATGTCCGTATCGGCTGTTCCACTGAAGGTTATAGAACCAGAAGCAGCTACGGCTGAATCTCGAACAACTCCTTTTAAACTCCCCCAGTTTTCGAGAATCGTACCAGTTGCAGTGAAAGGAACACCCTGAAGGGAGATATAATCGAGATATCCATATTGATATGAAAGTTCTTTCGCAATCGCCTTTGAGACTGCGTTCAGAACAGAGCCAGGAAGAGGCTGATTGCCACATGCCTGAGCAATGGCAGAGTTTATTCTTTGATTTATTGTTGAATAATTTGGATATTGAAACATACAAAAAGCAGCCTATACAGAAATATTAACTGCTGTTATTTAAGTTGCTAGTTGTATTTGATTTTACTTGTTCGCCGACGAACCAATTGTATTGGAATAAAACTGAACAACAGATCCAAGTTCAGATTGATACTGAAATATCTTAAGAAGGTCGGTATGGAGAATGTCCAGGTCGGCCCCTGAGAGACAGTAGGGCCGTGAGCTATCTGCCATCCCAAACTGGATATGTCTCAAGACGGGTTTTACGGGCAGAGGAGGGGCCTGTGTAATCATCTGTGTAGTCGGAACCGCAGGAACGACTGGCCCGGCACAGGCGGTCATTAAAACGCACAGGGACGATACTCCGAGGATTCTGATCATTGGGCACCTCCAAGCATGTCGAGGTCGGCATTGATCCTTGTTGAAACGTCGGCCTGTTTCTGAACTACGGGAGTATTTGATCTCAATATTTTCTTAATGTCCTGACTATCGGTTGAGATAGTCTGTTGCGCGCCCTGATCCTGAGATAATAGGTTATTGTATGATTGGTTTATTTGATTGTTAATGGTCTTCTGTTGATCTAACGACTGCGAGAATAACTGAACCTGTTGCGTTTTGTCAGAAACCTCAGACTTCAATTTATGAACAGAATCGATTTCACTTTTGATATGAAAAGCAAAGCCGATAACGCCAATAATCACCCCACCAATTAAAAAATACTTCCAATTATCCTTTATGAACCCAAATACAGATAATAAAATTAACGGCATATATAATCCTTATTTCTTAAAAAATCGTCCCATAATATTCTTATTTAGGCACATGGGATCTTCAAGAGCATCATTCTTGAACAGATATCTTGCTTCGAGATATTCAAGAGATCCACCTACCTCGACAACTTCAATTATTTCTTTTGTATATGGAACACCTTTGCTAATCAATTCAAGAACATGAATGGACGAGCTATTGTATGTTTTCCAGTCAGAAGTCTTTGAGATTGTTTTTTTATAGAGAGATTTCGATCCGTCTAGTTTCCTAGAAGGGATCTTCCTGTAGCTATGCGTCTGTTTTTTTCCGATATACCAGCAATCATTTTCAAAATCGATGCGATATATAAAACCAAATACCTCGGCAGACTCAAGATACGTTTCTGTAATCCCTTCTCCGAAAACCCAATTCATTTTATTCTAGATTAATACCAAGTTTAGTGGATGCAACTTTGATCTGCTCCACAACGTCAGATTCCATGGTTCCTACCTTTGATTGAAACTCCTCTTCAAGAGATACAAATTTCTCTTCGTATTCAGCTTTAATTGATTCTATTTTGGATTCGTATTCAGTTTTAATTGATTCTATTATTGACTCACTGTCAGATATAAATTCTCTTATATATTCGCCATGATCAGTAATAAGCTTATCATTCTTCAAAAACAGAGATATTGATAGACCGCCAAGAAATAGATCAAAAATTATCTCAAAAATATGTAGTATCATAGTATTTTCTCCTTACAGTAAAATATGAACTTATTTAAAACCTTAAATAATTTCGTATCAATTATTGGCTACATTAAAAAATGAAATATGAGGAAATCTATAATAATTTAGATCCACTATCAAAACAGCAATACTCTTATCCATATAAGGTTCTAAATGGAACTCTTGGTACAGAGGTATGTGAACTCACCAGACTCGCATGTGAAAGATCATTCAGGGATTTTGAACTTCCTGATTTCTATTATGATCCAACCGATCCAGAACGGTTCCGTTTTCTGACGACAAAGCTGGTCTATCTTGCTGGTGTAGGAAGTGTCGGCGGTACGCATGTACAAATCGAAGACTGGCAGTTGTGGTATTTCTCGCAACTTCTTGGATGGAAAAATGCGAATGGCAGAAACAAGGGAAAACGTAGATTCAGAAAAGGATCATTGTGGGTTGCTCGAGGAAATAACAAAACCGGTGCCGGAGCTTGGTTCTGCCTTTATATGTTGCTCTGCGATGGAGAATGGGACCCGCAGGTATATTCAGTCGGGGTAGATCGCGATCAGGCGTCTCATACATTCAAAGCTGCAGCAAATCAGATCGAGACGAACCCAAAGTTATTCAAGGCATTGGGGGCACAAGTCTATTCCAAATTCATAAAGGGAATACAAAACTACAAAGGCGAAAATAAACTCGGTGTTTTCAAAGCACTTGCTCGAGGTGCTTCAAAGATGAATGGACTGAATATCCATTTCGCTTTCCTTGACGAGCTACACGCTTATCCCGATCGATTAACCTATGATGTCATCGTGTCAGGTGCCAAAAAGCGAGATCAGTCTCTGGTTCTGGCCGCATCAACTGCCGGTCTGAATCTCGATAGTTTCGGATATGAAGATTATTGTTATGCCCGGTCAGTTCTACGTCAGGAGTTTGATCAGCAGGATGAGCAGTTCTTCTCCTGTGTATGGGAAGCTGATGAAGGAGATGATCCTTACTCCGAGGCGACCTGGGAGAAAGCCAATCCATGCTGGAATTCTGCCATTGATCAATTGTCCTTCAGAGCAGAGGCAGCTTCAGCCAAGAGGATTCCATCCAAGCGAAGAGAATTCTTCACCAAAAACCTGAACCAATGGCTCTCGTCCGGAACCACCTGGCTAGATATGGATGCGGTCAAGGCGTGCTATGATCCAGACATAGAGGAAGATGATGATTATGATTTCGGAATTACCGGGATAGATCTTGGCTCAAGATCGGATCTTTGTGTTTATACAAACGTATTCGTAAACACAATCGATGAGCAACTACATTATTATGTTTTTCCTCATCCTTATACATCAGAAGGATTCTTGGAGAAGAATATTAGTTCTCAGTTTCGGGCATGGCAGAACGATGGATGGCTTACTGTCCATAAAGGAAATGCGGTGTCATCAATCAGTTTCCAAAAGGATCTTTTGGAAAATTACGAGAACCTAGATATCCTCGAGTATGCCTTCGATAGAAATCAGGCGAATTATACTATGGAAACCTGCTCTGAAGAAGGTATTGAAGTCATATCCATAGGACAAAATGCCGAAACATTATCGGAAGCAACATCAGAGTTTGAAATAGCAATTCTTGAAAATAGAATACATTTCAAAAATCCCATGTTCCTACATCATTGTGCCAATAGTCATATATTCACAACGATTGACGGATATATGAAGCCAATAAAAGAATCGCGGAATTCAAACAATAAAATCGACATCGTAGCTTCAACTGTCAATGCCATCGCCAGATGCCTATGGAACCAAAGCAATCAGGTTATGGCCCCAGGTGTTATTGCGTCCATTCAAATTTTAAATAAGAGATAAAAACATAAGAGGATAAAAAATGAATTACGAAACGATGGCTAAAGAAGAAGTAATTAGACTTCTTAATACAAAAATCACAGTTGAAGATGTCGAACACCTACTTCAGTACTACCCAAACTATGAAACTATGAGTACAAAGCTAGATTCAAATAATCTGGTTTTTTCCAGAATCATTGCGATCTGTAAAAACATATACAATGTCAATCACAATGATAAAACAATAATCAAAATCCCAGCAGTTAATGGAACACAGACCGCCGCCCTGGCACCCCTTGCCCCCACTCCAGAGCCAGAAACCACAACCGAAGCACCTGCCATTCAACCAGTAGAACCAGTTGCTACCCCATCAGACGAGCCCCAGCAGGTTTCTACCACTAAGGTAGCAGAGCCAGTTGTCAGTGAGCCAGCAACCGCAACTGAAGCACCTGTTTCTGGTTCATAATGGATATCAATCTTTCATACGATAACGCCACGCAAGCTTTTGATTGGGTCTATGAAAATGGGGATTTCTGCACAAACACTGATGATCTAGCTTCAGCCGTGCAGATGTCCCTCTTTACCTGGGGCCACGCAACTGACGGCTGGGTAAATCCGGATGGCAGCGGCAACATGTACGGGAACTGGATTGATTCAGAATACGGATTCTATGTTGGATCTAGAATCTATCAATTATGGCTTGAGGGTATCACTACCGATGATGCTACCGTCGCGAAAACCAATGATATAGTGAATCAGTCTCTTGCTTGGATGCTATCTCAGGATGTCGCGTCCGCAATCTCTGTCAACTCCAATATAGTTAATAATTCACAGATTGAAATCGATATATCCATAACAAAACCAACTGGACAGGTATCTCAGTATAGCTATGTGTGGGGAAGCATAAATGGCTAATATGTTCAAGACACATAGGCCAAAGATAAAAACGAAAAGGAATCAGGTTGACAGAAACACTCAGAATTATGATCGAAAATGGAATCTATTTTCCACGAAGTTTAGATTCAATAATCCCTGGTGTGTGCGTTGTCTAAAAGAAGGAATATTGAACGATCAAAATACGCAAACGGATCATATCATACCAATAGAACAAGCTCCTGACCGAAAATATGATGAAACTAACCTTCAGACTCTTTGTAGATCTTGCCATTCAAAAAAGACATATGACGAGAAGCTCGGTATAGAGGCGAGAAATCAGCAGGTCATCAGAAACATCGAAAAACTGAAGAAATTACGCAAGGCGAGAATGTCATTTAAGGATAACGATTTAAATAAGAAAATATAAAGACCTATTTTAAGGAGATAAAATGGCAAGTAAGTATTCAAAAACCTATAAATTCGATCCTATCGTACATGGAAACAGCACGTTTAAATCCATTACAATCGAACCACCTTCAATTAATATTCTGTCTGATGCGATGGAACGTATCTATGATTTCTCAGATGGAGCTTCCGAAAAAGAACAGAATAAAGCGCGACTTGAGGGGATAAAATACATCTTCGAGAAGTGCGCCACGTCGCCAGATGGGACAGTTGATCCTTATCTTGTCGGGCAGATACGTGCTGATATAGTCATGGAAGGCGGAAACTACTTACTGGGTTTTTCAGCAAGCGCACAGGAAGCGCAGGAAAAATAATCCTAGAAGTCGATCCTGATTATTATAGTATCATTTCAGACATAATCATGTATCTAAAGCTTCCAAATATAAGAAAGGATGATCCTCTTTCCTTATGGAACGCATCTTTTTGGGAGATCGAATTCTGGCATGATAACTGCCATAGGAATTCAAATAATTAAGTTTGTGACATGGGAAATAAAAAAGGCGAGAATATTCTCGCCTTTTTTACTGCCATTTTGATTCTCTAGAAAATTAAGAACCGCTATTTTTTGTGCCAGATGCTCCGGATACTGAAGTGCTAGGAGTCTGAGTATTGCCAATGGATGCAGCAAAATTTCCAAGGTTCCAGCCATCTGCATTGATACATGCGATTGCATTATCAAGAGTCATTTTGAAATCAACGCGGTTAGCACATTTCCAAGCTATGATATCGGACTGTGCAGTGTTGATCTGAACACCACCACCAGTAACGAAAGATCCCTGATCAATTTCTTGAACTTCATAGGAGCCGGCATCTGCAACAACTGCATAATCTTTTGCTACTAGATAGATTGGAGAAACGGTATCGGTTGGAGTTGCTAGGGTATTTGGTAGATTTGAAGGAACAAGCGTTGTGTCAAAGATTTTATGACCGTTTAGTGTGCCACCTTGAATTTCATTCTCAAAGACTCTGATACCAAGTGAGGTGATAAGTGAGCGTAGGAATAATTTAGTCTGAGTAGACATTACCCATACGAGTTCACCCTTGATATTATTCTGACGAATATAAGATTCTGCTCTTAGTAGGTTTTCATATACAGAAGCAAAATCCACACCAGTTGAACCAAAGGTGTTTGTTGATAGAACTGATCCGGCTAGACCGATTGGTGTTCCATTGGTTTCTGCTGCTGAGTTGAGGAATGCTTCATCTTCAAAAAGCGCAATCTGTCTTGCTAGATCTTCAGTGATTTTTCCAGCAGCGTCAAAGTTAGCATACATCAGATATTCTTTGGTAGAATATGTGAAGACGGCTAATTTCTTCCAAAGGAAGTTGATGATATCGAGAGACATCTGAGAAGTTGGAATTGGTGCGCCTTCATTGATCCATGAGCCGGTTGATCCAGTGATCTGGCGTGGTTCAGTTAAGTTTCCTTTTGGCATATATTCAATGCGAGCAAATTGACGAACAACTGCTTCAGCACGGACGAGATCGATAAACCCGCGATAGTCCTGTGCTACAACTGGCTGACCAGCAGAAGTGAGATCCTTTATTAGACGATCACCATTGCGAATACCTAGACGATCAACTGCCGTTTTGCGAGCGTCAGATATACCTAAACGTTTTACCAAAGATGTGGCAATAACTTTTCGTGCGATACCTTCTGCTGGATTTAGACCAGAACCTACTTCAGAGACGATTCCAAATGTTTTTGATTTTGGTTTTGATTTTTCATCGTCGCCATCTTCATTTTCATCATCTACCTCTTTGGCATCTTCTTCATCTTCAAGGGCATCTTCAGCACGTTCGATTGAACGTTCTAGGCGTGAGATTTTGGCTTTTAAATCAGAGAGTGATTTTTCATCAGCTTCAATGTCAGCGCCTTCTACGTCCTTTTGATTTATTAGACCGACAAGAACGGTCTTCTTTTTCTTCAAGGCAGAGTATTCCGCCTTCATTTCTCTAATGTTCATATAAAGGAAGTCCTTACAAAAAACTAAGTTAGTTGAAATTATTTAAAGAGATGGAATTTAAATAAGAGTAGTTTTTGTAAGGTAGGGTGATATAATGGCGGGAAATACTAACGGATCGTATTCTATTAGGGTTGCTTTGATTGATGATGCTTCATCTGCATTGAAGACACTGAACAAAAACCTGATGGCAACTCAGGCTCCGATGAACAAACTCTCAAGGGAGTTCAACAAGTTCACAAAGTTGTCCGGTATAAGGGATCTCGGAAATAGTATCGGCAGTCTCACGGGTAAATTAAGAATGGCGATTGATCCCGCCGTGACTCTTGCAAAAGCTCTAACTGGAATAACGGGCATCGCCGGTGCTGCTGGTCTCGGAATTGCGATCAAAACAGCCAGCGATCGGGCATTGCAGATATCGAACACTGCAAGAGTTCTTGGACAATCTCCACGCAGCGTCAGAGCAGAACAAAACGCAGGAAGTCTTCTGTTCAGGGATCAGTCTGCCGTTACCAGTCAGATTCAAGCTACCCAAGACAGAAGATCACAGGTCATCCAAGGTCATGCTACTCAATACGAAAACGACTATATGACTGCGACAGGTCGCAATATTGGAAGAGACGATGCTCTTACTACACTGAGGTCAGAGCTTGATTATATCAAACAACAGACTCAGAGATATAACCTCGATCCTGGCCGTGTCCGCGATCTGATGGGCCAGTTTGGTATCGATCAACGATATACAGGAATGTCAGGAACAGACCTGCAGAGAGCAATCTCAAGAGGTCAGAGCAATTCTGGGAATCTTTCAAATCAGGACTATGACAATCTCGATAAAATGAATCAGTCTATTACTGACATTCAGCAAAAGGCAGTCGGAATCATTGACGAGTTCGCAGCCAAACTAGCCCCGGCACTTCAGCCGGGATTAGATATACTCAGTCAGGTTGAAGACAAAATAGAAAAATGGCTATCTAATTCTCCTCAAGCCCAACAAATGTTTGATAATATAGGAACGGCAGTTAAGAATTTTGGTGATTGGTTATTAAAAATCGATTTTGATAAAGTGGAATCAAACCTGGAAACTATAATTGATGATATGGGTGGAATCAAAACTGCTGCTGAAGCTCTTATAGGCATAAGTCTGGTTGGTTGGTTTAGTCCTTTGATTCTAGCAACAGGTTCTCTTGCTCTTAACCTTCTTAAGATCGGCACGAACCTGAACGCATTGAAAAATTCCGGACTGAACAAGGCCATTGCATCTGGAACAGTAGGATCAACACTGGGTTCTGGTGCCCGTCTACTGGGCCGTCTCATTGGGCCTGGTATCACTGTCGGGATGGGTGCCTATGAAGCCGGATCGGCAATTACCGATTATCACAAGGGACAGATCACCCGCAGACAGGAAGCAGAACGTCTTGGAGGCGCCAGTGGAGGTGTCGCAGGATCGCTGGCCGGTGCTGCTGGAGGAGCCGCTGTGGGAGGTGCTATCGGGTCCATGGTGCCACTCGTGGGGACAGTCATAGGGGCAGGGGTTGGTGGTGCCATTGGGGGATACTTTGGCTGGCAGGGAGGTGCTGCTGCTGGAACCAAGGGTACGGATCTCTATCGAGACATGATGGGCTATGATCGAGGCGCAGCCTCCTTGGCTAATAACTTCAGCAATAAACAGATTTCATCCCTCATGGGATCTATCACTGATATCGAAGGTGCCCGTTATGACCAGATGGGCGGGGCGGGAAACAAATATCTTGGAAAATATCAGTTGGGTCAGGGTGCGATTGCTGATGGTTCACGTATGCTTGGTATATCCACACCATCAAATAGCGAGCTTCTCAAAAATCCTCAGCTTCAAGATCAGATCGCCATGGCATTTGAGCAGTCCAATTATGAAGCTCTAAGAAAGAGTCCCGAGTTCAGAGCCCTGAACAGCGATCAACAGATAGGTGTCATGGCCTATGCCCATAATCAGGGGGCAGGAGGAGCGATCAAGTGGCTTCGGACAGGCGTTGCAGGAAAAGACGCCTTTGGAACCAGTGGAACTGAATATCAGAATCTTGCTCTCAGTAAGCTCGGCACCTCTGACAACGGAGTGGCCGTTCCTCCGGTCGGTTCAGGCAATCAGGGGGGATCGGTGCAGATGGCGTCGAACGATTCTCGTATCCAGCTAGATATTAACTTCGATGGAACGAAGTTTGTAGCACAGGCGAAATCCAGTGGTCGCCCTGTCCAGGTCAATACGAGACTAAGACAGACTCAGGTCATTCCTGTTGCAGTATAGCCTTAAATAAGAAATAGTAATAAGAAAGGTATATACAAATGGCAAAAGTTGAAATTCTAAAAGGCTCTAAAAAGGGCGAAATTATAAAAGTCAATTCAGCAATGGTTAATTCTCTTCAAAAGACTGGTGCGGCCAAAGCTGTAAGTGGTCAAAAAGAAAAGAATGATAATGAGCGTATAAAAAAGGGTAGATAATGCTAGAATCACTAACAACTACTGAAATCGTATGTCCTGTTCCAATTACCCTCATACAGCAATATATCGGGGTTCTTGATCCTTCACAAACTACAATAATTCAAATGATGGCTAACTCCATCACTAGAACTATCGAAAACAGAATCGGAAATTATATAATTCAAAGGCCGATTGTGTGGGTATGCTCTAAGAGTCGTCAGGATCAATCAAAGGATTATTATGATTCATGGTTAAGCTCTGGAATCTCCTTTGGTTGGAGTTGGAATCAGACAATATCTCAATGGATCACTCTTCCTACTTCTGCTGTATCGATTGAATCAGTATCGATTGCCAGATGGGGTGAAGCTGATGTTCTTTTGGTTGGGGGTGATGATTATGTGGCTGATTTAGAAACACAAGAAGCCCGTATTCAGTTTTCGTTCTATGACTATGTATCTGAGTTCTACAATTCATATGCTCACCTTGTCGTTAATTATACCGGCGGAATTTGTGCTGGAACAACTGATGATCCAGTTCCCTCGAGTATTCAGTATGTGATCTGCGAATTGACCAAAAGACTCTTTGAAAAGAGAGGAGAACCTTCCGCCCTGTTTACGGTAGGAATTGAAACCATGCTCAACGAACATATGAGATACGCGATAGCATAAGGAACATTATGGAAATAGAAACATCGAAGTTCTCAACACTACTGACTTTTTATAATACAGTATCCGCTCCAAATTCTGATTTTACGTCGATGACCACAACAAAGAATGTTATAGGTCATGAGTATGGACACGTTGTTCAAGAGAATCCGGTATTTGTTATAAACGGCGTTCAAGAAGGAATAAGAGAGTTCACCCACACAATTCAAACAAGATTCAATTATAATATTGATTCAACTTGTATGATTAGTAGGCAGTTATATATGCCTGATTCTATAACAATCGTTGATCAGTCATTCATAATCAATAAAATCATATATGTAGGAACTGAGAACCGTTTCATGGTTATTCAGGCGTCATTGATTCAACCAAACGACACCACTTCATCACAATGAAGGTAATTTTCAAAGTAGATAAATCAGTTCAGTTAATTTTGAATCAAGAGGCATTCACCAGAGAACTGCGTCTGATCGGACAAGAAATCTCCCGTAGAACAAAGGCTCTGATCCAGAAAGACCTATCGAATGTATCTAAGCCAGGTGAAAACCCTTTGGGGAAAACCGGTAACCTTGCTCGTATGATCCGGGTCAGGGTCAAGAAAAACTCTGTGCAGGTCATTGACCTAGCAAAATACGCTCTGGCCCTGGAAGCGGGTTCTCATGGCCCCGGAAAACGAGTGATGGAGGCACGTCCTTACCTATCGAGGGTGCTGGACGAAATGAAGCCCGACATTGAGCGCCGTCTTATCAGAGCGATTAACGAGGGGATTACGAGCCGGTAGCTGGTGTTATTCCGTTCAGGTTCAGAGAAGTGTTTTCATTATTATATCCAAAAGTTCCAGTCAAAGAAATTGATGTGGAAGGATACTGAAACTGACTTGGCGGGGTTAAATTATATCGGACTACCCAATCAACTCTATTAACAAGTCTTGATTCAGACATTGAAATAAGATCAGTTCCATCGAAATACGTCGGAATAATCTGAGAATCACATAACATCGTGTTCCCTAAAGCTAGCATAAGATCAGGAAGACATTGATCGTAAGTTGTGATTGATCCCGACATTCCAGTTAAATCAACTTGAGAATTGCTTACAATATAACAGGATATGACTGCATCAACTTCCTGATAATTTGAGTTGTATGTCTCTGGTTCTTTGGCGTTTATCGGGCCATACATTACTATACAAGCTGGGAGATTAGTAATTGGAAGATTGGTAAAATCGACTATTCTTCCCTCCTGTCCAGCACCACCTATATATTTGAATACAGAAGTTCCACTGGTTATTTTCTGGCACACAGTAGATATACTTGGAAATGTAGTCATTTGGTCTGGTGTCCTTAGTATTAAGTGCGTCCAGTATTTAAATACGGGATATACTTAATAATTAAGGAATAAACTTTATGGCAAGTTCTATTAATACAGGAGTTCCTTCTTCATTCCCAATACCTGGAACTTGGATCAATATCTCAAGTGCAGGATCAACCAATATAACAACAGACTTTGTTGTTGTTCTTATGGGAACAATGACGAGCGGATCTTCTGCAACTATCAATACCTTAGCAATTGCCGGGGCCGTAGCCGATGTACAAACAGCATATGGTGCTACTTCTGATATAGCCACAATGTACACTCGCTATCGAGAAATCGATCCCGTGACAACCGTTTATCTCATTAGCCCAGCCACCAGTGCAGGGACTGACGTAGCAACTGCTCTTACTTCCCTAAACAACTTTGCTTTTGATGTCGCAATCTCTCCATATTCTACCGAAGATGTTGTAAACGCATTTGATACCTACTGTTCCACAACGTGGGGGTATGCTTCTGAACTGTACGGCATTCACATCACAGCAGCATCTGATACCTTCACCAATCTTGCAGCTTTGGGTGCGACAGCAAATTCAAAATACACCGAAATAGCAGCGTTCGCTCCAGGTTCAACTGATTCTGTTGCTCAACGGGCCGCTGCGGTTGGGGCAGTGACCGTCATTCGTGCCTCTGCTGATCCTGCACTCCCACTACAAGAAATGTCATTGAATGTTGCTCCTTCTGGCTTCTCCAATGCCTTCAATATCTCTCAACGCACTTCGCTGTTTAATGCTGGCCTAGCAATCACTCGTGAAGACTTTTCTGGCAACGTATATCTTGAACGTTCAAGAACGACATATCAGACAAATTCTGCTGGATTACCTGATACATCATATCAGAATGTTGAGACACTTTTGTCTCTTTCATATTCATCTAAGTATATAAGAACGGGTCTAACATCAGTATTCTTCGGCAATAACCCTTTTAAGATCGTTGATGATGGGAATCCAATTCCAAACTCAGGAAACATTACTACACCATCAGCAATTCAGGCCGAGATCGTTTCTTTGTATAGTGATCTGGTGACGGATTATATCTGCCAAGATCAGGCAACATTCAACACAAACGTAAGTGTCCAATACGCCGGGAACGGAGTAGTTAATGCTTATATTCCACTGATTCTTGCTAACCAACTAAGACAAATAAACGCAAGCATATCATTCACAGCCGCATAATTTACCATGCTAGGAGTGGATCATCCCCGATCCACTCCTATATTGTTTTCTAGACAGTAGTATTTTTTGATGATTTTAATTTTAAATAATTTCTATACAAACTTATAAGGAATTACTTCACATGGCAGTTAACATGATCCAAGGCGTACAAACCTTCTCGATCAATGGGATTCAGTTTCCCATCACAGATATAAGTTGGACTATCCCAACTATAAATTATACACCACAAAATAGTATGCAGGGACTTCAGCCAAACATTCTTTCCTATGAAGCGGCATATGGTACAATCAGAGTCAGTGTTAAAAATGTAAATGGTATCGCGCCTTCCTATCTTAATGGAACTGTAAACAATACCGTTAACATTCTAACACGATATGGTACACAAATTGTCGGTCAGAACTGTGTATGTACAGAGCAGACGGCAAACAATCCTGAAACCATGACTTCGGAAATAGTCTTTACATCCGCCACTATTTCAGAAATTACTACGCAAAGCACTTAACATATTACGATCGGGGGATCGAAGAAACTTCATCCCTCTTTTAAATAAGGAGATTGAAATGAAACACAAAACAGACTTCGAGAAGAGATTCAATGAACTCAAGAAGATGAACGATAAGATAAAATCTGAAGTTCAGGATATAGTGGGCATTTCAAAAAAGATAACAGAGAGGGATAAGGTTGATGGAATGGATAACTCAGTTGATAATAGACTTATATCAAGGACATGTTATCAAGGATACTAAGGACTTAGTAATACTTCTTCTTGTCATATCAAGTGGTTTTCTGGCTTATCTTGTGGTATATCTAAACAGAAGAATCGTAGCTAAAGATTCAAAGATTGATGAATGTTTGGATAATGCTCTTAATTCCAATCAGACACTAATCGATCTTGTTTCCGCACTAAAGGAAATAATCACTGAAAAATAGTATGATTTTAAATACTCTTATTACAAATAAGGGTCATTAATAAAATGCAGTCTATTACTTTTGTTAGCGCAAATTTTAATACAGGGCAACCCGGATCACCATGGACAGGTCCCAATGCTCAACTTGTCTATGATGAATTGAACAACGTTCTTGCTATAGCCGGAATTACCCCAAACGGAACGAATTCACAGGTAGCAACCGCTCTCACTGATTATTTCGCACCTCTGGCATCGCCAGGCTTAACCGGTTCACCTACAGCCCCTACGCCAGCACAAGGCGATGATTCCACGCATATAGCCACAACGGCGTTCGTTCAGACGGCTGTATCATCAGCAGAGCTACCATACACACCCGTCCGCCAGGGCACAGGATCAGGGCAGGGATCAAACACAATTTCTATCGGCCTATCGACTGATGGCACGGACCAGCTTTTGGCGCAGTATGATTCAACTCCCATGGGTCCGCTTGCTCTCAGAGATTATACGGACGCAACCTATTTAAAACTGACCGGTGGAAGTTTATCCGGGGCATTATCAGTGAGTGGCACAATAACTGGCACAGGAGATATCCATACCGGCTCTGGGAACACTCTCTATACAAACAACATCAACGCACCAAGTGGAACACTATCTATCACTGGTAGTAATCTAACGACTACTGGAAGCCTGACCGTTGGAGGATCTATATATGGATCGTCTAATGTAGTGGATATTATGTACGGAACGTCTAACGGATGGAAATCTGCCTTCCAGAATGATGGCAGTTTCGCGATCTATAATCCTTCTGGAACCAACATATTTTCAGTAGGAGGAAGTGATGGAGATATAGTCACCTCTATGCCTATGACTGTGAATAACAGTCTATATGCCTACAACTCCCCGCCATCGGGTGATTCCTCTACTCAAGTTCCAAATACGGAATGGGTGGATAATAACTTCTATTCACTGACGAAATATAATAGCGATTTCTCAACATCAAATGGTGGCGTAATCAATCTACCTTGGAATAATTGTATTCAAGCCTGGAGTTTCGATCTGGTGACATCTGGATACACCGCCAATGTAAACTTCCCAGTTGCCTTCTCGGCTGGTCCATTCGCTATCTCCATTGAAAGCTGTGCTGGTGATATGGACACTTGGACCAATAACTGGAGCGCAACTGGATTTACAATCAATGTTCCGGATAATAGTGCAACTACAAATGGCAACATCAGCGTAATTGCGATCGGGCCAAGATAATAAGAAAAGGAAAAACAACATGGCAGATACAAATGCAGCAATAATAAGTAGTGCAACCACCCAGTTTCCAGAACGATATTATGCGTCCTATGACGAGACGGCTACGCAGCCTACATCAATCACCGGATGGTATGACACTTGGGGTATGAGTTCTCTCTCTAATGTACCACCAGCGTCTAGTATGATTCCGATCGCAGAAACGGACTGGAACAACACCACTAGTTTTCGTCTTTCGGTAGGCAGAGGTGTTCAGAGTGGAAAGATCATCGATTATACACCAGCACCTGTGCCGGTTCCTCTCACAACACAGGCTTCATCAGCACTGAGTTCTGCTCGTATATTCGTATATAACAACTACGGTATTTTAAATGAGGCAACGCCTGATGTGTGGGTTTCATACATCAAATCATTAATGGCGATATCATCTGGTGCAGATACCACATCAACTTCTCTTCCTTCTCTTCCTGCCGTATCAGCTTAAATATGAGAATTAATGATCATGTCTGAGGATATTGAATGATAACTGACTGTTCATTTGGTGGATTCCAATTATACGTAAAAGAAATATCAGAATCAGACATCGGGCCAAACTTTGTTTCACATATCTTTCCGTATAGTAGCGTCCCATATCTTGAAATCACCGGCAATAGAATACCTAGATATGAAGTCAGAGGATTTTTTTCGAACCAAACTGGCCTGGAGAAGATGGAATTTCTGGCGATATGTCAAAAGCAGAAGCTTCAATCATTCTTTCATCCTGATCTTGGACTTCAGCAGTGCGCCCTGGTCGGCATATCCACATCTGAGAACGACAGACAGATAGGTATCGTGTCATTCCAGATGACACTTCTACAATCCAATCAGCCCGCAAAATTTTCTCTCTTCAATGTGCTGACCAATCCACTGGGAGCACTAAATTCAGTGGTGAATTCGGGCATAGGAGCCGTGTCAGGACAGTTTGGGGGACTGATCGCCTCTACTGGTATCTCGGCCATCACTGCGGCCACCCACACCAACCTGACCGCCATCACGAACGCCATAGGGTCATCAACCTCTTTGGGACGAGTGAGTGGTGTGGATTCTATGCTGAATGGAGCAACCCTTGGGCGGTTCGCACAGGACACCACATTGTCGTCATCCGTGATGACGAGTGTAGCTTCAGGATCTGCTTCACAATCCAACAGCCAGATTGTTGCTAGCTTATCGGCGGCAGCAAGTCAGGCCAAATCGCAAAGTATTTCTAACATAAAAACATCTGTTTCAGATGCGACATCAGATGTTTCTACTCTAGCATAAGGAAAAATAAAATGACAACCATAACACTTAATAAGTATTCTTTAATTAAAGAAAAGATAGAAGAACTTGTTGTCGAGAATGGTGGGGATTCTAAGAAGGATTATCTGCCCATTGAAAACATTGTAGATATCATCGCGGATATAAAAATATATCAAAGGACCATTAAATCAGAAGGTGAAGTGATCTACGATGAAAAGAGAGGATGCTCATTGGCCCATCCTTTGACCAGAAATATCAGAGAGGCTCAACGTCTTCTACCCCCATTGTATGAATGTCTAGGACTGAACATAAGAGCAAGAAACAAGATTAAGGATATTACTTCACTGAAAGAAAACTCCTATGAGGACATAAAAGGACTTCTATAAAAATAATATGTGAAGAACAATTGTTCTTCACATATTTTTGTATGGTTTAATTTATGGCAGATATAGAACGACGAAGTTTCTTTATATCATCATCAGCCGCGTTTGAATTACATAGATCAAAATATGCCTTACATAATGTTTCATTTGTAGTCATTGGGTTAATGGTGGTTGTTCTTGTCGCACGAATTGCGAAATATGAGTCTAGGAGTTTTGTCGTCATCTCCTCGTGTGAAATTCCAGAGTCCTTTGCTAGAATCTTTATAATGAATGCGATTGATTTCTTGTCCATTTTATTTGTTTCCTTGTTCTTTTCTTATGTCGTAGGAATTATACGCTACGTGTTTGTACGATCTGTTTTTTTGAATGTTAATAATAGTTATAGGAGATTTTATATTGAATATCTCTTGAATTTTTTTATGTGGAGTGTTGGTAAATTCGAATCTTATGCTCCATACCTGCTCGTTTGTTAGTCTGACAGGAGCGGAGCGGGTAGTGATACAATCTATATTTTCCTGATGAGAGACTTCTTTGAGATGGTGCGGATTAACGCATATTTTATTTTCACATAGATGATGGATCTCAAATCCTGAATTGGGAAAACGGTTATATTCCTTATAGAATCCAATACGATGAGCGGGATACGCGATACCCAACATTCCTATCTGACCATAGCCAACATTATTGGGGGTTCGTTGCCATTCTATACAGGGTGTTTCATCATGGTATTTTGTATCGGATTGTATAGTGTTTTCGTCTAGCTTTTGTATTAGTGAGTCAAAGTATTTTGATACGTAGTCGTCATATTGGACGGATAGTAGATAATCTTTTAAGAAAGTAATTTCCTTTGGTAAATTAGGTTCTGTCATTTTATATTATTCTTTCATAAAACAAAACAAATAAGTCTTATTTGTCTAAAGGTATTTATAATAGAAAAGTAAAGAAAAATGACAAAAACACTAAAAAGCAGCATTTTTCTTCATTTTTCTTCATTTTTTTATGATTGTCGGGCTTTTCTTTTTAATTCTTTACCGAGTGCCTGGAGTATATGCCGGGTCTAAAAACTTTATGCGTGGGATGGTCATCGCCCGTTCAATCAAATTATCGCAAATTGTATTTTTTGGGTATCGAGTCTAGGTGTTTGTGGAATAATTAGCCTAAATACTCTTGAACAAAAGTTTCTGTCATTTTCTTTTGGTCAATTGATGAAAAATATATAGACCCAAAGTTTCTCCTTCTTTGGATCTATATATTTTAAATACTGGATATTGACTATCCGGGTTTAAAAATGAAATTTCAAACAACACAATTAGACGGAATTCTAAGCAGCTTTAAAAGCGCGATTAACAGTTATGTTGAACCTCCAATAAATCCCGGCATTTCTGGCTTTATCGGAATGATGCCAACGGCTTCTGGTATCTCGATCAATGTTGAGAACATGCTGCAATCATCAGCAGTCTCGTCCTGTCTAAGGATAATAATCGACGATATCGGAAAGCTTGATATAAACCTCGAGATAAAAAATAAACGAGGTGGATGGGTGGTTGATGAAACACCAGACACATTGAGGCTTCTTCGATATCCGAATCAAGAAAATGTTATGCAGACTTTGCTTAAAGCTCTGGTCTTTGATTATCTGACATATGGTAATGCGTATGTTGTCTGTATTCGAAATCCTGATGGTTCTACCCAAAAACTTGTTCACGTCAAAGCTAATGGCGTCACGGTAAGAAGAAATGAAAAGGGCGAGCTTAGATATACGGCATCGTCTAAAATGTTCATTGGTGAAAGAACCTCTGTAAGATCAGAAGGACCCGAGCAAGAGACTAGATCCATTAGTAATGAAGACATGATCCATATTAAGGATTTCTCAGTCTATGGTGGGGCAGTAGGAACGTCTATTGTTGACTATGCCAGAGAGGTTTTTGGGTTGACCATTGCTGCTCAAGAAACAGCAGCACGGACCTTCAACAATGGTGGGGCTCTACAAGGGTACTGGAAAACCACAAACGCGAAGGCCGGGAAGAAAACAACTGAGAACGTCCAAGCCGATCTTCAGAATATCATCGGAGGTGTTTCAAACTCGGGAAAAATCTCGGTTATCAACGATATGGATTATGTACCCACGAGTATGTCACCACAGGCTCTTCAACTGATTGAAGCTCGGAATCAGATGACTCTAGAGATTGCTCGTCTGTTTCGTGTTCCACTCCACAAGCTGGGGATGTCTGAAACCGACAAGGCTGCAAACATCGAACAGCAGGAAATTTCTTACATAAACGATACATTAAAAGCTATTACGAACAACATTGAGTCTTGCTTCAATAGAAAAATATTATTGGAACGTGATATAGGAATAAAAAGGTTTAAATTTGATTTTGAATCTATGACTTGTCCTGATCTTCAAACAAGATCTTTGGCTTATACGACATTAGTTGACCACGGGCTCATGACACCTGGATTTGCGGCAAATAAGCTTGGGATTCCTGTTCCAGAAGACGAGGAATATGCTGATTCATATCGCGTTCCTCTTAATATGGGAACGATTGGTGCGAATGAGGATATTCCGTTGTCATTACAGACACCTGAACCTGAAAAAAAGGTCAGAAAGAGAACACAAAAAAAGGAGGCATAAGCCTCCTTTTTAATCTTCATGAATGGAATTTTATTCAGCGCCCCATTCACCCTTCTTATTATTTAGTATCAATACAGGAGTATCGTTATTGAATATGAGAATTGCTTTCCCCAAAATCCATTGATTTGGGATGCCTTCGAACTCCTGCCGATAGGTATTTCCGTCTAACGTGTATGTTATCAATGTGAAGAATCTGTCCGTTGAGTCATGGCCAAGATATGTGCCTCCGGTGATCGTAATAACTTTTTGAGACAGTGTGCTGTATTGATTTACTTTACCGCAATCAACATGGACATAACATCCTGGTGTGTAAGGACGATCTGGTATCTTCTCCGCATAAGCGTTTGCAGATAAAATTAACATGCTCATCATCGATAATAGAAATAGACTTTTCATAGGACATTCCTTCCTTCGTTGTTGTGGGAAGGTTTCTGTTAACTCTGATATTATGCGCAGTACAGAACTTTTTTTAGAAATTCATGTATGATCGTATGTGGTGGAAACGTGATTCTCTTTATGAAAAGAAGCTTGATATCATAGTCTGGTTTAGTTATCAGTGTTTTAAGGCAATGGTTAGGCCGAGTATATTAAGGAATGGGTGTTATGGGATTCTTTGATACGTTGACCGTTTCGGACGGTGTGAAGAAAGTTACGGAAGTTAAAAAGGCTTCGCCCCGTGACAAGTTTGTGGAGCAACTGAATGGGCAACTTTCCTATGTGGCGGAGGCCATTGAAGAAGGGTCGATTGCCAAACTTCGGGCACGATACAGTGAAGACCATGAGGCTGAACTGGTACGGCTGAAGCGTGAGGCCGACCGGACTGGCAATCCTGAAGGAAAGCCAAAGACGAAAGCGCGGCTGATCCTTTGGTTTGAGGAAACCCGGAACGGATATGTGTCCGGCTTCCGCTATGGAACGTCTGGCTTCAATCCGATGGGGGGCGAAAACCCCCAGGCAGTGTTCGTGGCAGGGAAGACTCTTCAGGATCTGCAGGCATTCTATCAGGGGGCTATCAAGGCCGCTGAGGATGGAGAGTTGGATACGCTCCTCGATGCCGCTGAGAAGGCCCGTAAGCCGACTGGAAGGGGGGCCGCGAAAGCCAACGCGGAAAAGGGTTCAGTGTCGAGCCAGGTCCCGGACAACGATGTGAGGCTGGTGGCCCCCCCGAAGACGGGGCGGTCCCCGGCAAAGTAGGTCTACTGTACCTTATATATAGGTGGCTTCTGGAACGGCTGATCCGCAGGGATCAGCCGTTTTTCTTTTGGGTTGATGATTTCAGATATCAGACATTCCTTGTCCGCATAGATAGCAAATCTTCTTAAACAGGTTCTGCTGCACAAGTGGATCAAGTCATTGATATATAAGAAAAATCATTTTTGTTCGTGTTGTATCTTCAAGTATTCAGAATTTTGATTCGTACATTCTAGTAGTTGAAAACAGTGAATATCGAGTATTGGTAAAATAAATGCGGTTGATAATCCAGAAAAATGTGAGATGTTTAGATCATCGGATGGCAACGGCGCGAACCGAATAAACACGGAAGGACAATCAAATGACAAATTCTTTTCTTAGCATCCTGAGCAATGCTTGTGCGGATGGGAATGCCATCAATTCTAACGACAAGGGCGCAACAGCACGCGATAATTTCGCGGCGGCCCTGCGTATTCAGATCAATGTTTTGAATGACGTTTACGAATACGGATTTAACCAGGGCATCAAGCTCGCAAAGGAAGGCTCTACCAAGCGTTTTTTGCCGTGGTTCCGTAGGAACGACTGCGGATCTTACGAGATGCGGTTTGTCTATGCAACCTACTCGTTTGACCTCCTGACGGGCGATTTCAAGGGCTCCTACACCGTTCTTGGGGACGGTTCGATCAACTCGCTGATCGAATGGTGCGAACAGATCCATGCCGGAGCGATGAGAGGCGACCTGGATGAGATCCTTGAGAAGGCGCGGTGCGGACAGATCGAAATGGTCCGTAAGGGTCGGGAAGCGAAGAAGGCACAGAAGGCAGCGGATCAGGGGGCGATCCTGATGATCGAACACAAGGCGGCATAATCGAACGACTCATTGGGGGATCGTGATCCCCCAATTAACCGGCTCCAGAAAAGGAGGAAAAAATGAACGACGATATGATCCCGATGTCTGACGATCCTGAAACCCGGACTCTTCAGTTTGAACTGATCGAGGCTGAACGCGAAGTGAGGCGGATCAACCTGCGGCTGGAAGAAGGTCAGAGTGAAATCCAGTCTTACATCTCAACCGCGATTGAAGATCCTGATGCAGGGATCGGACCAATCGAACTTGAGGCCGATGGAAAGGTCTATGTCTCGAGTGGGGACTGGGGGACGAGGTTTGCTCTTGAGATCGCATCGAAGACTGATCTGATTGAAATCATCACCTATAGCAACTCTGACGAGGACACTTCGGGCTTTGATGAATCGATTCCAGACTTCATTGAAAAACTTCAGGCATGGATCGACAAGGAACTGTTCGGGGGATACATCCTGACTACGCGGGATTATGCCGAGATTAAGGTTCGATATCTGAAATAGTATCATTGTATGTCTTTTGGGAGGGGTTTTTTATGACCGCTCCTACTTTAAGCTGATTGAAGATGGAGATTGAAAATTCTTGATAGGTTTAGAACCTGCTTTTGGAAACAGGTGCCGGTTGTTCCCAAGATTACAAGGTTATTTATGTTCAAAAATGTATGTTACTTTTAGTTTTCTGTTGATATCGAGAAAAAAATAGCATAAAAATGGTTTAATTTAAATAATTTTGATAAAAAAGGAGATTGAAGAATGACTAGTCTATACGTTCTTTTATTTTTGGCTGTATGTCTTTTCATTTTCGGTTCATTAATCGCAGGTGTTCTCATTCATGTTTGGAAAAAAGACAAAAATAGAAGGAAGAAACATAATAGAATTTATAATGATTCGATATTAATAGGCGAAGAGTTGAAGGAAAACAATATATTAGATCCCGTAGGCGACGCCAGGGCACTTGTCCTTGTTTCGAGGTTCCAGGCGGGGGTTCCAGCCTCTATTAAGGGTTTAGATGATATATGCGATCATCTAAAGACAATGAGTGAAGAAGATAAAATTGTTCCTTCTGACATTGTTAATGCGTTATCTAGAGAAGTATATTTGAAAATCTTACAGATTAATAACCAAAGTACGTCTGTCAATGATGATATCACTGTGCATCCTCATCTGACTCGTTCTAGTCTTTATAGGAAGAAAGATGGTAAGGGATACATTTTATCAAGTTGTGAGGATAGCAAAACATTCTGTTTGAACGCAGGCTTGAAAATCCATAACGAAGTTTTTCCTGCCATTTTTGATGATGAAGATGAGTACTGGTTTCATAACGATGTTGATATTACAGACAAGGTTCAGTCGATTATTGAAAAACATAAGCTTCCACATTGGTCGAAATGGAATAAGTCTCATATAGCTAAGCTCAAGCTCTTTCTCGGATAATAGGATTTAAGAATTGCGGCCATTCACTCCTATTTTCTTGACGATCAGCCTTTTAGTCCGCATAATGCGGACATAGGCGAGGGGTTGGCCCCGCCTGTTTTGAGGGAGATGACCCCATGAGCGATACCACAGCACATCCTGACCTTGATCTGGCCGAGAAGGTTCTGAAGATCGCGAACCTCCACGCAGACAGCGAACTGAAGAATGCCCAACGGTTTTTTCTGCCATGGCAGTTTTTGGTTTCTGCCCTGGCGTTGGCATTTACGGCTGGGGCCGGTCTGACCGGTGGCCTTTTCGCGCTGATACGATGGAAGGTGGGGGGATGACCCCCACTCGTCTTCGGGAATGCCTTGTTCTGGTCCGCTGGTCCCAAAGGGGGCTGGCGGCGGCGCTTGATGCTGATGAACGGTTGGTTCGTCGGTGGGCATCAGGTGATGCCGATATACCGGAAGCTGTGGCCGAGTGGATCGAAGGTCTAGCTCAGGCACATGCCAGTCTACCTGCGCCGGGGCGATGGCGCAGTCGTGAGACTGCTCTCTCGTAGAGCGGAAATAAAAAACCCACGGTGGAATATTCCACCGTGGGTTTTTTATTTTGTTATTGTTGAAGGAATAACTCCAACAATATCAGGTATGCGGATTGTGTGAGGACATAGCCACCATACAATTGTTTGTCGATGTATGGTTTCAGGTCGCGCAACAATGTTTTTTTGCTTTCTCGGATATGTGGCAGGTCAATATCGTTAAATTCAATGATATCGATCAAATCTTGGATTTTTTCGATTCCCAAGGTCATTTGGCAACCTCGGTTCTCGGCAAGAGCAAAGATTGTTCCATCGGAAATGGTTATTTCATCCAAACCAGGGATGGATTTTTTATCCGGGTTGGACGCCAGGGCGTTCAGGACTGCGGGAATCCGAGATTGTCTGAAAACCTTCATATTGAAATCAACCTTGGTGCTGATGCGATTTCCCATCAGGAAGGCAGATTCCTGTTGACCCACGCAGGAAGCGATTAGTCGGACGAAGGTACGGTCAATTTGTTTTTGTAATTTTTCCATTTCGTCAAAAAATGGAATTTGGGCGTAATGAGTCATTTTTTGTATCCTTTTTCAGTTTAGGTTAGCATCGGCAGGTTCCCGTTTCATATTTTTGAAATGATGAAGTGTTGTTTCCGTTCGATGAAGGGAACATATCAGGGGGGAAGGGCAGCGTCTACCCGGAAAACACAATATTCGTGATTTTTTGTGAAAAATATTCTTGTAGTAAGACGATATGTCCGCATATTCATCACAACATAAGGTCCTGAAGAACTTTTTTCTATGTGATGTTATGTGATGGGATGAGTTTTTTACTTCATGGATGCCTGATCGGACTTCCTCATCACAGGAAGTCCGGATGGTATTTTACTTCAGGCATCCTGAATCGGTTTGTATGTGTGAGGAAGTGCCTGGATGGGTCGATGAAGTATCGTGCTGAGCCTGGGGAACCCAGCAGCTACCGAGGTGAATGGCGATCGATCATGTCGTTTCTGGCTAGGCACTGAGTCCTGATCAGGATGGAAAGTGGTAGAGCGGCAGACTTCTAACGGACTGATCCGAATCAATGGCCCACAGGATGGCCGTACAGGGCACCTAAGAAATATTCTGTTATGACGGGACCAGAACAGGACACCGGGGGCTGTACGGACCTGTACGGGGCTTAGAATGGATATGGGCCTTTTTTACTATAAAACCTGGGGGGTAGGAAGGAGACCATGCTGGTTTCTTTGACCTGTCAGGGACGTTCTGACGGCC